AGTTATGCTAAAAAATACGCGTTAGGTAATCTATTTCTAATAGATGACACGCAAGACAGTGATGCTGCTAATACACACGGTAAAGACAAAAAAGATACAATATACTCTACTAAAGATACAGCATACGAAAAAGCAAAAAACTACATAAAGGAAGGCGGAACAGTAAGTGCAATAAAGAGTAAATACGCACTTAGCCCAGAGGTTGAAAAGTCTCTGTCTACACTATAAATGAACAAAAAACAAATTATAGACAAACTACGTGAAGATGAGCACTATTATGGACAGTTCGGTAAACAGTACTTAAGTAATAGTGACATCAGAACGTTACTAACAAACCCTTTATGTTTTGGTAATCAAAGCAAACCGTCGCCAGCGTTATTGGTTGGTGGTTATTTTCACACGGCAATACTAGAACCTCACAAATTAAAGAGCTTCAAGATAATACAGTCGTCAACTAGGAATACCAAAGTTTATAAAGAGATGTCAGGTGGCGAATTGTGCCTGTTACAAAAAGAAGTTGATAATATAGAATTACTTACTGAAAAAGTATTATCTAATACTATATGTAAAGATCTTATACGTAATGGCGATACAATATACGAAGAACCTGGCATTAAGGAGATAAGCGGTTATATGTGGAAAGGTAAAGCAGATATAATAAACAAAAGCGAGAAACTAATAATAGATCTTAAAACCACAAACGACATTAACTCGTTCAAATCTTCAGCTTGGAAGTACAACTATGATAGCCAAGCTTACATTTACAGTCAAATATTTGGTTATGAGTTGATATTTATAGTTATAGATAAAAACACACACCAAATAGGAATATTTGATTGCTCAACAGAGTTTATAGAACGCGGAATTGAAAAAGTACAGAAAGCCACAGAGGTTTATGAACTATTCTACGAAACAGAACACTTTGACAGGGATCAATATTTCATCAACAAAACTCTCTAGGTTTACAAACTAAATACGATTAACCTAGGATAATAATAAAACAAAAAACAATATGAGAAAAACCAAAAGAAAAGCAACAAAAGTTTGCACAGTAACCGGAATGAAAACCACGTTAGACAACTTTTACTCAAAACAAACGCACGTAAAAGCTGTTGACAATTTAAGGAGAAACACCGGAGCAACTAAAAACCAATTAACTAGAATGTTTAAACAGTTAAGTACTTATTAAAAAATGGCAAGTATAATAGCAACAAGTATCGATCTTAGTAAGATCACTAAAGACAAAATTATTAACGGAAAAAAAGGTAAGTATTTACCTATTACTATCACGTTAAACGATGAACTAGATCAGTTTGGCAATCAAGGTCCAGTAGTTATTCAGCAGACAAAAGAAGAACGCGAAGCTAAAGTAGCTAAAACTTACTTAGGCAACGTAAAGGTTGTTTGGTCTAATGGAGTAAACGTTGAACCAGCCCCTAGAGACGGGCAACCACAGAGATCACAACCGATGACTGTTAAAAATGACACCACAGTTGTTGATGCTAACGATCTTCCATTTTAATGGAATGTGAAATGTGTGGGCAAGGTATGTCGCAGGACGAATATGAGTTCTGCGACATATGCCCTAATTGTAGAGACGGAGAATAATTAAAAACTAAAATGCAAACAACCGAGATAAATGGATTCACGATTGACCGGTTCAATCAATATGGCTTAAAAGAAGGGGCAAGTCAAGGTATATGTCCTCTTTGCTCACATAATAGAAAACCAAAAAACCAAAAAGCAAAATGTTCGTCTTATGATTGGGACAGAGGAATAGGTACATGTCATAACTGTAACACATCGTTTCAATTACACACATACCAAAGAAAGGGTGCTAGTGAACGTGTTTATGTTAGACCTGAGGTTACCAAGTATTTACCAGTTAAAGACAAAGTAACTGAATGGTTTGAAACAAGAGGTATATCTCAAAGAACCTTAGATGATGTACAAGTCGGACAAGGTTCTGAGTATATGCCACAAACAGGTAAGACAGAAAACACGATACAGTTTAATTATATCATGGGCGACCAGCTTATAAACGTTAAATACAGAGATGGTCGGAAGAATTTTAAACTGTACAAGGGTGCTGAAAAAGTATTCTACAATATCAATAGTATAATAGGTTATGACAGTTGTGTTATAACTGAAGGCGAGATGGATGTATTAGCATTTCATGAAGCTGGTGTTAAAAACGTAGTGTCAGTACCAAACGGTGCTACATTAACTAACAATAACCTAGATTACTTAGATAATTGCATAGATTACTTTGAAGACAAAGAAAAAATACTATTAGCAATAGATAAAGACGAACCTGGTCAAATGCTGCAAGCCGAGCTTGTGCGTAGGTTGGGTGCTGAAACTTGTTTTATAGTAGACTTCGACGATTGCAAAGATGCTAATGAATATTTACTAAAACACGGTAAAGATAAGTTAGCTGAATCAATAACAAAGGCTAGGCCTTATCCTCTTGAAAACGTAACAACGTTTAAAGATATAGAGAATGAGATAACAGACTTCGTTAAAAATGGTTTTAAACCCGGCTTTCAAGTTGGTCTACCTAATTTTGACGAAATATTTTCTACGTATACTAAACAGTTTATAACTGTAACAGGTATACCTAGTTCAGGTAAGTCAGACTTTGTTGATCAAATGGTTGTTGGTTATAACCAAAACTATGGTTGGAAAACAGCGTTTGCCTCACCGGAGAATCAACCAACGTATTTGCACGCACATAAACTAATGCGTAAAGTATGGGGTGATATGCCAAATGTGGGTGATATAGGTGGTGCAAAATGGAACGAAGTAGCTGAACATGTTAACGATCATTTTTTCTTCATAGATATGGATAAATATGATTTAGACTCAGTGTTACGTAAAGGTGCAGAATTAGTTAAGCGTAAGGGTATCAAATGCTTAGTAATTGATCCATACAACAAAGTGCGAGATATAAATGCTAAGACTGACGATGTAAATCGTTACACGATGGATTACTTAATGAAGATAGAGATATTTGCAAAAAAGTATGACTGCTTAGTTTTTATAGTAGCGCATCCAACTAAGATGTATAAAGGTAGTGATGGTAAAATTGAAGAACCAACTATGTATAACATTAAAGGTGGTGGTGAATGGTACGACGCTAGTTATCACGGGTTGCTGGTACACAGGGATTACGAAGCTGGTACAACTAAAGTTAAAGTTCTTAAGGTTAAGTTTCAAAACCTTGGAGAGAACGGTGCTGAGGCTTTGTTTACTTGGGATCCAGCCTCTGGAAGGTTTATACCTGAAATATCTATAAAATCTAATGACTTGCCGTGGGAATAAAAAAAGTACCAGAAGGCTATGCTATGACTGAGTATGAGATGGAAGCAAATAAATGGTGTGTTAACAATAATATTACCATAACAGTAAGACAAGTTACTTGGAGGGAAAAGAAATACTATGTTGATATAGAAACAGGTAGGTTCCCTAATAGAAAGCTTATTGCAACGTCTCCAGAGAAATATAATTACAAAACCGCGCAAAAAAAGGCAGCAGAATACAGAGTTTATTACTATAATAAAAGAGAAATAAAAGATGAGGACTAAATTTGAGAATGCTAATGAAGCATATGAATACTTTTACGATAAGATATTAATTGAAGGTATTGAGTTTGATAACACGAGAGCGCTATTTAATGTTGGCTTTTATATTACTAATCCATGCATGAAGTCTATAACAAACAAAGAACGTAAATGGTCTGAAGAATATGCTTATGCTGAATGGCAATGGTACTTATCTGGTGATCCGCATATTAATACGTTAGGCGATATATATGGTAAAGTACCTGAAATATGGAAACGTATGGCTGATAAGTATGGTAATGTTAATTCTAACTATGGGTACCAATGGCTAAGAGGTAATCAACTTGAAAAAGTAATTAATATTTTAAAAGAAAATCCAGAAACAAGAAAGGCTGCGATAAGTATATATGATGGCAAAGAAATAAACAAATATGATAACGACACGCCATGTACTTATGCGGTACAATTTACAATAATAAACAATGAGCTGTGTATGTCTGTCTATATGCGATCTAATGACCTCTGGTATGGTTTCTGCAATGACCAATACCAATTTGCATCATTGCAGCAATTAGTTGCAGACGAACTGTCTATGAACACCGGGTGGTACTACCACCACGCACATAATTTACACTTATATAATGATAAGATTTGAAATATAAAATATACCACATTTTTAATAAAAAGATCGGAGTAACACGTGATCTTTATAAGAGAGTTACGGAGCAACAAGGTTATGCTCCAGGAGAATATGAAGTTCTACTCGAGTCAGATGATATAGATTTAGTATCAGACTTAGAGTTAGAACTTCAACAGTCTTATGGCTATAAGGTTGATAGTAAACCATATAACCAATTGTACAAAAACCAAAAACCAAATAATAATAATAATAATAATATGAAAATAAACGCAACAGAACAAACATCAACCTTTCCATGTCCAGTTAACAAGTTAAAAGGTAGGCTTATGGATAATAAAGGTTTGACTTGGGAAACAGACCACGGTGAATTTGAGATTAACAGTGAAACAATACCTTGGATAGTAGCTAACGCCAAGACATCTATGTATAACCCAAATAGATGTTATATCTACAACAAAGCTTATAATTATGTTTTCTTAACAGAAGATACTTATCCACAAGCCTACAGTCCATCAAACCACAGTATAATATTTGAGCGTATAAGAAATTGGGCTCAAGAACGAGGGCTTTATGACTCTGGTGATTTAAAGACACAGTATATCAAGTTAATAGAAGAAAGTGGTGAATTAGCTAGAGCTATATTAAAACACGACGATGATGAGTTTGTAGACGCTATAGGCGATATGGTTGTAGTGTTAACCAATTTAGCACATCTAGGTGATACAACAATAGAACGTTGTATTGACTCTGCATACAACACTATAGCAAACAGAACTGGTAGCATGATAAACGGAACATTTGTTAAAGATTAATGGCTATACGAGATCCAAAAAGCACTCACTATGAGTTATATAAAGGTACACAAGCTATAGACGTTATTGAGGCTGCTTTAACTAAAAATGAATTTATAGGTTTTTTGAAAGGCAACGCTTTAAAATATCAGCTACGGCTTGGTAAAAAAGATGATATGAGTAGAGAGTTTGAGAAAATAGAGTTTTACACTAAAGAAATAAAAAGATTAACATGAGAAATTACGTAACAAGAAC